GTTGTAGTTTTAGGTATGTTAAAATTACTACCACTATCAGCACTAAAATTAATAAGAAATTGATTACTGTCTGCTGATGGATGAATATTATAAAACTTAAAAATATACTCTTTATACGTACTGTCTATTCCACTTGTAAAATCTAATGTTGCACTAGAACTAGCTGTCTGTGTAGATATTAAAGTTAAAGCACCTGTACCTGTTGCGTTAGATGAAAATGAGTGATCGTATTTTAAATTAGAATATGTTGTCATTAGGCTATCCCATACATTTTGATAATTCCTGAATCAATATTTCCGCTAGAAAATTTGAAGTCAACTCCGTCAATAGCGGCAGTTACGTTGCAATAGCCAGCACTATAATCTTGTCTGCTTCCAGGATTTGTTGCCATATGTGTATTTCTAATTATAAAATTTTTAACAAAAGTTGTATTAGATGGTGCAAACAAAAACATTTCACCACATAAAGAAGCATCAGCATCAGTTCCATAAGTATTTTCATTTAAACTTAAATAACCTGTGGCTTGTGCTAAATCTAATCCATCACTATACGATATACTTGCACCACCATCAGCTTCGGTATGATTGGCAAGAAAACTAGTTGTTGTTTTTGTTGCATCAAAAGCAGAAGAACCATCTCTAAAATTTAATTGCCATTCCACATTATTTGTAGCTGGATGAATATTTATCCATTTAAAAATATAAGTTCTATATGTACTATCAATCCCACTTGTAAATGATGAAGAAGAAACACCTGATGTTATTGTGTTTGTGGCTAATAAATTTAAACCACCACCAAAACCACTAGGTAAATTATAATTGTATCTTATGTCTGTATATGTACCCATTAAACTACCCCAAACATTTGGATTACTCCGGTATCAATATTGCCTGAATTTAATTTAAACCTTACACCTGTAATTGCAGACGTAGTGTTTCCGTAACCAGCAACAAATAAATTATTACTATAATTAGGGTTAGATTTATATTGTGTATTGACTATAAAATGTTTAGTAAAAGTTGTTGATGAGGGTTCAAACAAGTGCATAACTCCAGAACCATTGTCATCATTATCATTTTGCATTTCCCACATTATTCTTTGGTCGTCTGTCGATTGTGCTAAATCTCTAGTAGCAAAATAAGCTAATCCAGTAGTATTATCTTCTTCATTATGGTTTGCTAAAAAAAAGGTAGTAGTTTTTGTGACGTTAAAATTAGTTCCATCTGTTGTAAGATTAAATTGAAACAAAGCATCATTTACTGATGGGTGTATATTATTAAATAAAAATATATATTCTTTATAAGTGCTATTTATTCCACTTGTAAAATCTATTGATGAACTGCTACTAGCAGTTTGAGTTGATAATAAAACTAAACCACCAGCATTTGCATAAGAATTATTATATCTAATTGCGTTATATACGGACATATTATTTGTCCCTCAATAACCAACCTTGCGTAGCATCAGTATATACTAAAGTAAAACCAGCACGTTCAGTTGCCACAGTAAGATCAGCCGCACTTCCTTGAATTTTTTCTGAACCATTTGCGGCAACTGTTAAATTGTTTGTGTCAAATGTTCCAGCATAATCAATAACTGAAACTTCATTTCCTAAAGTTCCAGCTGGAAGTGTTAAAGTAAAAGCAGATGATGTTGTGTTACAGAAATAACCCTCTCCAGCGGCGGCTGTAAAACCTGAAGTCTTAACGGCTTGCCAAGAAGTACCGCCTGAATTATCTACAAAAGATAAAACTCCTGAACCATTTGTTGTTAAAATTTGATCTGCTGAACCATCTGCATTAGGAAATTTAATTCCATCTAAATTTAATTTACCTGAACCTTTTGGTGTTAATTTTAAATCTATATTTGTATCATCACCTGTTGCCGATATTTCAGGTGCATTACTTGTTGCGGCATTTGTAATATCTATTTGATTAACTGCATCAGCAGTTGTTTGAAATACAATTTGTTCTTTATTATTCTCGTCTAATATTCCGTGTGCATCATCTATTACAATATTTTGAGAATTAGTATCTAAATTTCCACCTAATTGAGGAGAGGTGTCATTGACTATATCAAATGTTACTGTTGAATCTGTAAAATCAACTGTGTTTGCTGTGGTGTTAATTGTTGCTAAAGGAATATCAGCACCACCATCATAAAATTTAAGAACGTGAGCTGTTACACCGCCTGATGTGTCTAACCAAATTGTTCCAGCGACAGCACCACTTGGTCTTGATGTTCCTGAATTAGATGTATTAATAGCAGACAAAACATCATTAATGTCTGATCTAACTGTAGGAAAAGATGCGTTTGCTATGTTATAATCGTGTTGAGCCATAATGTTTTCTTATATCCCTTTTAAAACCCTTTTGCAATAAAATCAAATGTTTTAGATATTGCTGTTCCACTTGAATTTTTGAATGTTACGTTAAAACCATTGATTGTTTTAGATTCAACAATAAAAAAATCTCCTGTTGCCATATCTTCTGCTGTAATTCCTACTGCATAATTAGCAGTTTTATAAGGGTTTGTAAATGATACAGTTTTAGTTCCAGCACCTGAAGTTATATTGTTATCACTAAATATTCTATCTTCCATATCTATTGTAACTGATACTTCTTCAACAACAGGGGTTGAAGCTAAATCAGTTGAAGTTAAAACAACTCTAAATTTAAAATATCTAGCAGTATAGTTTCCTATTACAAAATTTTGAAAAGCTGTGTAAGTAGAATTATCATCACTTGTTGCAATTTCAATATGTGCATTAGAATTAGCTGGTGTATCTCCATCAAAACTTGAATTTTGAGAATCAAATAATCCTGATCTATTATCAAACAAATCATCAGGGTCATCAGAAGTTTGTTTTAAAGTAGCTGTAAGTCTGCAAGTATGTTTAGCACCTATATCAACTACATCTGCAAATAAATAATTACCACTTGCATAGAAGTCTGCATTAGCAACACCTGAATCAAAAAATCTAGTTGTTTCTGTATCAAAGTTTCCACTAGCTGAATCAAATAATTCTGAAGAATCTAATCTTAAAGTGTTATCTACTATTGCTGTATTTGTTAATGTTCCATCAAAATCAGGGTGTTCTGATACTGATGTAATAGAGTTAAAATTTTGAATACTTGTAACATTAGAAATAATTGCAGTTGCATTAGAACTTGCATTCCCTAGTTTATCAAATGCTTTAATAAGATAAGTACCAGCCCTAGCTGGAACTGTAATTGATGTTGCTGGTCTTGATACTTTTTCTACTAAAGATACAGAGTTTGCCCAATCTCCTGTTCCATTTGTTTCTGTTGAATATCTAATTTGGTAAAAAGCTAAATCTAAATCAGGTACTTGTGTCCAACCTAAATGCGCTTCTTGTCCTAAAATATTACAAGAAAAGTCAGTTACATCTGCTGGTGGTTCTATCGCACCAACAATAGTTCTTTGTGCTGTTACATAAGTTGATGAAACTCCAAAACTATTTACAGCTTTTACTCTTACATCATAAATTTTTTGATCAATTACATTTAAGACTCTATGATTTAAACCTGAACCTTGTGCATAAATAATAAAATCTGAATCTGTACTTAGTTTATATTCCACTTGGTAATAATCAACAAAGCTATCAGGGGAAGCACCTATTGTTACATTTAATGCAACGATTACTGTGCCATCATTATATTCAATTAATTCATCATCTAAAGTAACAGTTGCTGGTGGTTGAATAACATAAGGATTTGGTAATGTTGTACTTGGTGTTGATGCAACTTGTGTTTTACTAGCCCAAGTATAATGTGAGTCTTGATGTTCCATTAAATCTAAACCTAATGTGAAATCAGGATTAAAATTAATTCCTAATACTCTAAATTGTTTATTACTAAATCCTAATGAAGAATGTGTTACTCCTAAAATATCTCCTATGGCTATATCATAAGCACTAAAGCTAACATTGATTGTTATACCTAATGCTTCTCTTGATCTTCTTAATATAACTTCTGCTAACTCTAAAGCTTGATATGGACTCGTAATGGTTTTCATGTCAAATCTTCCCTCTAATAAAAATCCACCATCAACTGCTTTCATAGTTGCGTGTTTATCTGCTGTTGCATAACCACTATCATCTATTTCAGGAAATTGAACTTCATCTACTTGATAGTTTCTATCAGGATTAACAAACGAACATATAACTCTATTATATTTTGAATTTTTTGTTGGACTAGATAAAGTATAACCACCAATTATATCATCTTCTGTAACTGTAATTGATGATGACCCTGTTGTTTCTACAATTAATTTATATTTACCACCAACATAAGGCAAATAACCTCTACAACCTTTTAAAAATTCTCTAACATTATCTATAACTGGACTTGATGTATCTATAATTGCGTTGCAATCCATAACATCAATCGCACTTGCAGACCCATAAGGAGTAACATCTGTATCACATATTGTTGATGCAGTATAAAAACTTGGTATATCAATATTTGCTATGTCTATTCCTTTTCCATATCTTTCGTTTGTTAAATAATCTAATAAACACCAAGCTGGGTTATCAGAATGTGCCGCAGTTTGTGCAACTGAACTAGAATTATAAGCTACTACTTTTTTACCTTGTACTACTGATTGAACCTTTGGAACTCCTGTAAATGCGTCTGCGTTCCATTTAAACCTTAAAGCTAAATAAGAAAGACCAGATAATTTATGATTACTTCCCCATGATGATAATGTTGATAATAAATTAGATGCAGATTGACCGTCAGTTCCATAATGAGGTTCAACTGTAATTAAACTTTCTGAATCTTTATAAAAATTACTATCTCCACTTCCAACTGTTCTTTGAGTATTATCTGCTAAATCACCTGACCAAGTTACTACTTTGTCATCTATTCTAATTTCTGTTATATCGTTTATTTCTCCCTCACTTAAAACTATTGCCATATACAAATAGGTGTTATCTGTTCCTGATGTTTCCATAAAGACTCTAGTTCCACCAATCATTCTAGTTCCATAAATTACAGGAATATTTGCGTCATTAGATTGTTTGTTTAATAAAATACCTTTTTCAAAATTATCAAAATCAGTAGTTCCAAAATCAGGTTGTTCAGGAACTTTAGGTCGCATTACCCAAGCTATTGCAAGTGTAACAACTAAACCAACAACAGGATTAATATTTAATGCTTTACTTGCAAAACTTACCGCCGCTTTTACAAATCCACCAAATCCACCAAAACCCATTATTCTCTACCCCATTTAATATCTTGTACTGTTTGAGAACTAAAATTCATTCCAACATCTGAACTAAAAAATCTTTGTTGTGATGTGTTGTTTGTTTTACGACCATTTTTTTTATCAAAGTCTGCCCAATGACTAACAATGTTCAAATTAACAACACTTTGTTTTTCAGATTCATTCACACTAAAACTTTCTATGTTTCCGGCATATAAAAGAAAAGGGTCTGCAATAATAGAATTGTCATCTGCTAATAAACCTCTAAAAATAGTTACAGAATCATTAACTACATTTTCATTTAAACAAGTTGATATAAATGTTTGATCTGCACCTGATAAAGATATTATTAAACTTGATTTAGTTACGTCTGCTTGTTCGTTAAAACTGCCAAAACCTAATATAAAATCACTTGCTAAATAGGTAACTGAACCACCTGATATTGATGAAGTTAAAGGAAACGAACAATCTGTAATATTAACAGCAGTACCAAAACCAAGTGTAAGAAGATGAAATGGTCTAATATCATTTGTTGCTAGTTCGTTCTTTAGTGCTGTCGTTAAACTTCTTGTCATCTTCGTATGTTCTCCTATTTACTTTAATATTTAAAACTTTAATAACTGCTTTATCTGATGGTTCTTCATATTTACCTAAATTATTATTAACAATATTAATATCTTTTTTATCAACTAATTCTTCAGCTATAACATCAACTGTTGCCCAATGCTTTATTAAGTATTTCATTACAAAGCTTCTTCGACATCAAATTGATACTCGTAATATAAATTGCCATCTTTATCTGCACCATTAACACCAAATTCTTGTATATCAGAAGTTAAAGAAACAGTAAAAGGAACATTATCATAAGTTACTACTGAATCGTTTGCTAGTGCTACAAGTAAAGGTGGTTCTATTGTAACTGTTGAAGCATTACTTGAACTTGTTGCATCTGCTACAACCATGTAAACTTTATTATGACTTGCAAACTTTAAAAAATCACCAGCTTTAAATCTTCCAGCACCATCTCCAGCAAATCCGTCCATAGCTATTGTTGTATCTCCAACTGCATGAACACCATTAACTAGAACTGTTCCTGATTCATTTCCTCTAGCATCTTCGATTTCAGGTGGAATAATAGTAAAAGTTTCTTTTTGACTTCTTTGTTTCATTATAAAAGCCATTAAATCTCCATAAACGTCTGATCTTTTTGCAGTAATAATCTGAACTGAAAAAGCAAATCTTTGATTATCTATTTGTCTTACTAATCTTTTACCTGATACTGATTTAGATATAATAGTATTTTGAATTGACTTTATTCCTAAAGTTCCAAATTTAGCTGTTGATATTGGGAAAGCACCTGACATTATATAATACTTTTCGCACCTCTCTCATTTACTGCGTTATTAATTAATTGAGTTATTGTTCCTCTACTTTGAGTTAATAGTTCATCAAAACCTCTAGCATCTACTGTGTTAATATTAAAATTAACAGTAGTTGAACCACCACCACCACCACCTCTAGCAGATTGTTGTATTTGACCTGATTGATTTGGTACAAATAATTCTGCACCTCTTTCACCTACCATATATGGTTGTCCTTTTTGTACTGAACCACCTGATGCTCTACCACTAAACATACTTAAAAAACTTCCACCACCGCCTGTAGCGGCATTAAGTGCTATTTGCCTTTTTAGATTAGTGTTTTGTCGTCTAATTAGATTATCTTTTTCTGCTTCTTTATTTACAATATCTCCTAATAATAATTTTTCTATTCCAAGTAAAGCAAGTCTTTCAATAGTTTTAGATATAATGTTGATTAGTATTTGTTGTGCTAACTTCTTAAATGTTTCATTTAACTCTTTACCTAATACTATTGATTCTGCAATAGATTTTGAAACACTACCCACACCAGACTTTATCATTCCAACTATTTCTTTTTGTATTTTAAAACCCTCATTTAGGTTTTTAAGTTCTTCTTTAATTTTTTCAAATAATGTTTTTTGTTTAACTAAATCAAAATTTACTTCTTTAATAGCTTTCTTACCTTTTTCTATTTCAATAACAAAAGGAACATCAAAACCTAATAATCTTTGTATATCTTCTATTTGTTTTTTAATAAAATTAGTTGCGTTACCAACTGCTCTTATTGCACCAGCTAATGCTTTTACAGCAAATACTAAAACTTTACTTATTGCTCTACCTATTGTTTCAAATGCTTCTGCATTTTCTTCTATAAACTGATTTAAACTTTTAAATTCTTTTTTAAGTTCATCAAAGAAACCAGCACCAGCAACACCTCTTTTAAAGTTAAATAATTTATCTCCAAGCATTGATAAAGTTCCAGTAAATGTTGTAGCAAGTTCATCTGTTGCATTACCAAACTTTCCACCTTTACCAAAAACTTTTTGAAATGCTTTTACCGTTTCTTCTGCTGTAACAGTTGCACCAGCTTTAAATCCAAGCATATCCCTAACACCTTTTTCTCTAAAGATGTCTGCCGCACTTATACCACCAGCAAATGATCTTTGTATTTGTTCTCCAGCAGTTCTAAAATCTATTCCTGTGACTGCCGCAACATTACCAGTTATTTCTAATATCTTTGCAAGTCTTTCAGAATCTCCAGCAACTACAGCTAAATTTCCTGATGCTTCTTGAATCTGTTCTAATGAAAAAGGAACTTTAGAAGCAAAGTTTGACATTACTTCAAATGCTTTAGCACCCTCTTGGGTACTACCAAATAATTGTTTTAATCTAACATTTAAATCTTCTATACTTCTTCCTGTATTAACAAATGATCTAACTACAAGTCCAGCACCTAAACCTACAAAAGCACCTTTTAAACTAAATACAGCATTTTTTAATCTACCTAGACTTCCTTGTAACTTACCAAGTGCTTGTTTCGTTCTATCTTTTGCTACAATGTCTATTTTAAGTTGCTGTGCCATAACTTATTATCTGTGTTTAGTTATCCTCTCTTGACTTTTATACTCATCTTGCTCTTTTTTCAAGTAAGCTAACCATAAATTATAATGGCTAACTGGCATATCTAAAACTTCTTGAATTGTAATGTGGAGTCTGTCTGCTACTACTAAAAGCGACCTAATTTCAGGGTCGCTAACTACTTTTTTTCGGCTTCCTCGTAATTGGTATCTAAAAGAATTTTATTAGCAATATTAGCAATAACATTAGAGTCTGCTTTTTTTCTTAAAGCAAGTTTATCAAATGGTTCAAAAGCTTTAATCATTTCTCCCTTGTCGTTTTTGACTTGGAGTTTCATTATAAGTAAATCAACAAGAACAGTTAAATCTTGAAAATTACTAGACTTTTTAAAGATTATGTTTTTTTCTTCAAGGGTAAGTGGCTCAGAATAAAATATACTCGGATTACCATGTTCATCTTTCCATTCATCAACTTCAATAGTGATTGTGTTAAGAGTTTCAAAATGAGTCTTTACTCTATCAATAACTGACATAAATTAGGATTATACAGTTCCTCTTGTTAATGCGCCTGTACCTTGAAAAGTAACTGATCTAGTAGTTATTCCATCTAACGTAACATTAACACTCATTCCTGTAACAATTCCTGAACCTGTAAAAGTTTCATCTCCTGAAGAATTACCCTCTGGTGCTAATATAAAAGCTATTGTAGTTCCAGCAGTTAATGTTTGTTGTGGAGAATCAGTTTCATCATAACTCATTTCAAGAGTTCCTGAGAATGAAGTTCTGCCAGATACAAACGATTTTGTTGAATCTGATAGCTGAGTATCTTCTACAACATCTGATGTAGTTTCAAGTGTGTAACCTGTTAGTTCACCGATACCAGTTCCACCAGCAGTTACTACTCCTTCTTTTCCGAAATGTGTTGCCATTTTTTATTTTCCTTTTTTGTTTTAACTTGTTTATCTTCTTCTTGTTTCCAACCTAAATCTAAAAAATTATCAAGTTGAGTTTCGTTAATAGTAACTTCATGCCCATCTTTATATAATTTAATATCTTTTGCCATAATGCCTTTTACTATTTATCTTCGTTCTCGTCAATATCTTCTTCAAATTCCTCATCATCAAGATCATCAGCTTCTATTGATTCTTCTACATTATCTTCTCTTATTTCTTCAATAAGGTCTTTAACTTCTTCACACAATAAAGACTCTTTATCGTGTAATTTTTCTATTTGGTCTATTTTCTTTTGTATCTTATTTAGTATTCTTTCCATTATCCTCTCCTATGGTGTTCCTGATTGATATTCATACATACATCTAATAGTCATTCTTATTCCACCAACAGGAAATAAAGAACCCTCGTCAGTTTCAACTTGAATAACTTGTGTATCTAAAGCATTACTATCTCTAGTAATATCGGTTTCAACAGCAGTTTCTATTGCTGTGATTAATTGGTTTCTTTTAGTGTCTATATTAGAATCTGAACCTTTAACAAATCCTGAAATAATAAAATCAATAGTTCCATGTCTAGTTCTAGCACCACTTCCTAACTCAGAATCATCTCTATTTTCTTCTGATGTTTGCACTATAACTGCTGGATATTGTTGTTCAGATAATTCGTCTAATGGAAAAGGCTCTCTTGTAGCTTTCTTAATTGTTATAGGGCTAGATATGTTACCAATAACAGTTAGTAAATTTGATGCTATATCTTCTCTTACACTCATATTTTCATCTTTCTTAATTCTTTAGAAACGAATCGGTTGAACTGCTTACTTATAATATTTTCTGTTCGTTTATTAAAGCCAAAAAATTCTCTTTTAGGTTCATTTAATACTTGGTTGAATAATGCTCTTTGACGCATTTGTGCATTAGAAAAACCTAATGTAATTTTATGTTTTCTTGTCTTTTTAACTGTTTTATCACTTGGTGTTAAAGCACCTAACATTCTTCCAGTATAAAATAAATCAACTGCTGTCTTTTTACCCTCTCGATTTAATTGTTTTAAATAGCTTGAACTATAAGGTGCAAATTTTCTATCTCTAAAATCTTGACCTTTTTGTGTTTTAGTTCTGACAATATCTAATAATTGAAAACCAGCTTGTTTTAATCCTTTATCAATTATTCTTGGTAATGTTGAACCTAATCTTTTAAAGTTGTTTCTTACTTGCTTAGAGTTAGATTTTATCTTTAGATCGACAGCCATTATCTAACTAATCTTCTAAATCCATGTAAAGGTTCTCTCTCATTTGGTTTAATAGTGCCATCTGCTGTTTCATCATACTCTACACCATCTTCTAATATCATTCTCCATTCGATATTATATTGACTCATGTAATATTCTTGCATTCTTTCAAATCTATCTTTTTCTGTTTCAGGTCTAAATTTAGTTAATGCTGGTAAATAGAATCTTCCAAGAAATAGATAAACACCGGCACGTTCAAACTGATCTAAATTAACTTTTGTATTGACCAATTCTGCTGTGTTAAGAACTGTTATATCTGTAAAAATATTTGTTTTATATACAGGCCACCATTCTACTCTTAATGCTCTTAAAATATCATTAGTAGTTTGTGCTAGAAAATTAGTTGTTTCAGTAGCAGTTGTAGATATACCAAAATCAAAAGCATCAGGTTGATACTTTTGAATATCTGATGTTGTAACTACATTAGCACCTGTGTAATTTGCCATGTTAAATAATCCAAATTAATATAACTATTGCTAAAGCTATACCACAAGCTATTCTTGGGTGTTGTTTTGCTAATGTTATGTATTTATCTAAATGTTTCATGTTTTCTTCCTTGTCTTTCTTTTAGGTTTTAATTGTACTACTTTATCAGAAATATCTTTTGTAGTCGCTTTTTTAATTGGTTTTTTTTCTTCTTTAAGAGGTGTAAATCCTCTTATTTTAAAATGATTTATATTAGCTTCGTATGTAGCTAATGTTCTTATTATTGTTTTTTTTCCATTTGTTAATTTTATTGTTTCTTCCATAAATTCTCCTGTTAATTATCAGGGCAATTTCTTGCCCTGATAAAATTATAACTATGCGTCTTGTATAGATGAGTCTGCTTCGATCTCACAACCATATGAGTCTTGTAGTTCACCAACACCATAAACTGCTGTTGCTACGATTTCGTCTGCTCTAAGAGAGGCATCTCTTTGAGTTTCGATTTTTAGGTCTTGCATCATTGCTAAACCTAATGCGTCAGAATGAAAAGTTGCACCTTTGTAATCACCAGTTGTTCCTGGATTATTACCTGATGAATCTGCCATGTTTGACGTTTCGTACACACTTACACCAGCTATTTGACCAGCAAAACCTGTTCTCAAAGCTTCATTACCAGCCCCTGGATTAGGGTTAGCGAATGTGTTTGACAAACCTGATTTTAAATCAAAAGCTACGTTTGGGTGTAATATACAAGCAAGATTATCACTTGGTACACCTGTTGCTCTTAATTTTGCTACTGCATTGAAGATCAATGCCGCTGACATAACAGTTGTGTTTCCACCAACAGTATTTGAAAAACCTCCAAATAATGCAGTTAAGTCTGTGTCTATTTTTTTTGCAATCGCTTCACCAAACAATTTACCAATATCTCCAGCAACATTTCTTGGTGCTGAGTTTCTTGCTAAATCTGTAAGTGTAGTCATAATCCCATTTTCAGATGCTGTTATAGTAACTGAACTAGGATTGATTGCTGTGTTAGATAAATCAGAAGCTTCCGATACTGCCGCCGCACTTACTGTTGCGTAAACTGGAACTTCAACTGACTTTCCGCCACCTGTTATAGCATAATTCTTCACAAGCGGTCTCATAATTGATCTCTCACTTGCTACAAATAATGCTTCTGCTACTATCTCTGTGTATAGTTCCGATAGTGTAGAACTTGTTGTTTCTGCTGACATTTTTTGTTTCCTTTATTATTTATTGTTTAAGTTAATTTGAACAGGGTTAGAATCTCGTTCTTTACGATATTCTGCATATCGCTTACGATCTTCTGCCTTACTCATATCTAAGTCCTGAATTTTAAAGGGTTTTACAGTATTACCACCGATACTTGCTTTACTTCCTGAACCTTGATTTGTACTTAAACGGAAGTGTGGGTTCGTATCTAAAAACTCATTAACTCTATCTTCTATTGTTAAAAGTTCTCCTTTAGGATTATATCGTACATTAGAATTATTATCAAGTACCTCTATTCTTCCATCATCATTTAATTTAACTTCTCTTTCTAATAATGAAACAACTTGTTGAGGGTTGATTGCTCTATTCTTTGATGCAACAGATAAGATAGAATTATCAATCTTTTCTTTTTTAAGATTAAGTTTATACTTACTAATTTCTTTATCTTTCTCTTGGATTCTGTCTTGCATTATCTTTTCCAAGTCTTGTTTTGTTTTAGCTTCTTCTAATTCTCTTTGTTTAATTAAATCAGCTTTCTGTTTGTTTTCTTCTTCTATCTTTTTCTCGTATTTTCTTCGTTCTGCCATTAATCTAGCTTGAACAATGTTATCTAATTGTTCTTGTGAGAAAGATTTAGTTTCTTGTTTTGTTTCTTGTTGTACTTCTTCTTTAGCTTCAACAGGTGCTGAAGTTTCTTGTGTTTTATCTTCTGACATATTTACTCCTATATTATTAGTTCACCGCTACTATCATACCAATCAGGGTTGACGTAACTCCATTGATGTCTGCAATTATAACCACCACGAACTACTAAAGGGTTTCCAGCTTTTTTGCCTGACCAACTTCTTGAAGCCCATAATGATCTAACTTCATCAATCGTAAAAAGACCATCTGATCTCTTAGATTTTATTACACCATTTACAAGATTTCTGCAAATCTCTCGTGTTGTGGGTATCACATCACCATAGTATTTAACAAAAGTTAAACCAGCATCATTTGACTTATTGAAGTTTAATGTTGCATCAAAATCTCTTAATGAGTCGTTTAATATCTGACCAGCATATCTTTTCATATTCTCACCAGCACGATCTCTTGCAAATTTAGTCTGTAATGTTTGAACTGCCTTATCAACTCTCGATTGCATAGACTTTTTAAACTTATTATCGTCTATAAACTCTACTAGTTTATTAGCTTCTAAATCATCTGAACTAGCATAGATTCCATTTATAGTTTGTCTTAATTCTTTATCTAAATCTGCAAAGTCTGAACCAACTAAAGTATTCTGATAAACTTTTTCTGATAATCTTCTTGTAAATGTATTTGATACATCTTTAAACTGTGAAAAGTATTGTTGTTTAAGATTCTGTACTAAAGCTAAATCACCTTTTGTAAGTTCCTGAAACTCAACAGGTATATTGCCTATTCTCTTAAAAGCTTTCTCTATTCTTTTAGCTTGTTTATTAAAACCCTCTCTAACAACTCTATCTGCAAAGGGTAAATATTCTTTTTCTATAATAGCTTTTATTTTAGGTCTGATTGCAATAGCTGATTGTAATTCTATTAACTTACCATCTTGTGTAGGTAAATCTTTACCAGCTAAAGATATAACTTCTTTTTCTATTCTTCCTAATGCTTTTGTGAGTTCTTTGTAATATTTAGCTTCTGCAAGTTCTATTTGCTTGATACGATACTCTGTTGCTTCTTGTACTATATCTGCCATTCATCTAAATTTCTTCTTGCTCTACTTCTTGATCTTCTTGAGCTGGTTCATCTTGTGTAAATTCTCCAACTTCAGATTTAGCATCTATCTCATCAAAAATATTATTTAACTTCTCATCATCATCAACTACTGCTCTAGCTATTTCTTTGTCTATCTCTTTGTTTAATGTTGGAGATTGAACATTGATTGATTTTGCTTGTTGGTAGAATAATAAATCAGTTGCGTAATCTCTAATGTTAAATGAATCAGGGTAATTAATCTCTCCGTCAAATGGTGTATCTTGAAACATACTATATAATCTAAATAGTTGTTCTTCTGCTATTTCTAAATTATCAGCTTTCTCAGATAGTCTAGCATTTAACAATTCAAATTCTGTTTGTAGTGCTACACCACTAGAGATATTTGTTTTAGTAGTTCTTACTGAACCAATATGTGCAATTCTATTTATTGAACTAACTTTGTTTTCGATTGAGTCCATTATTGAAGCTAAGCTAGACCCTGATGGTTGTAGTAAATAAGGTTTTAGATTTGGTTCTAATTCATCAGGCATTTCTATAACTGCACCAGCACCAGCAGAAGCATTAACACTTGGAGTCTTAACTAATGATGGGTGGTTTGTTAATCTAATTAATTGTTCCATTTCTGAATACTCATTGTAAATAGATTTTTGTAAGTCAGCTATATCTGTAAGGTCAGATTGACCAATTCCTCTTTTGTGACTTTTGGAATTGTATAAAATAACTGCTGGTATTTTGCCAATCTGATTATCGACAGTATCTATTACTCGTGGTTCTTCTCTTTCAGGCATATACAAAGTATCAATTCTATCAGGATACCAAATTCTCATATATGTTCCGTTTTCACGATCTACTTCTTCTCTTATTTTTAAGTAGTTTAGTTCATACTTACCATTAGGTTGTCTTTCAAAATTCCAATCTAAAACATTCTCAGGTGTTACGATTGAAACATAAGGTCTTATATCTTGTTGTAATTCTTCTGCTCTAGTGCTTGTTTGAATATTAGGTTTATCTAAAATCATAAAACAATGACCATAGATTGACGCATAATTCTGTGCTGATTTAACTACATTACTTAAACTGTTACCCTCTAAGTCTGCGTCTTTTAAGAAAAATTCTAAGCTTTGTTCATCTGCTAGAGAACCAAAATTTCTTGATGGTTTTACTCTAAATAAAAATGATGAATAAATTTGAATTACATTTTTACAATGATTGTCGCAAGGTGTGTTTGCTATTCTTTGGTTAAACTCATTATCTAATTCTAAATTATATCTATTAAGATATTGACCCATCATATAATCGTAACCACCATTATATGACCTAATGTAATACTCCCAATTATTTACTGTTTCCTGATAGTCTTTGTGTACTGCGATTGCTTGATCTCTTGTGTAACTCATTATTTAATTGCCCATCTTGTAGGTTTTGAAAATTGAATATTACTTGTAAGGGGTTTTATATAATCTATTAAATAACCTAGTGCATCGTTCATATGGTCAAAACCTTGTTCCTTATCAGGAATATTTGTGTTTTCCTTGTATATCTGTCTTTGTAATCCTTTTATCATTGTTTTGCAAGATTTTGAAACAAAAATATGTCTTGTGCCTTTGGAATCTTTTAACTTACTATTAACTGCGTTCACTCTATCTCTTATTGATGGGTGTTTATGTTTTACTTTAACTTTAAAACCAGCATTTTGTAATATAGATAAATCAGTTCTTCCACCGGCAGATGTTTTTCTTTGTCTTGAAGCTGGGTCAGGATATATAAATATTTGTGCTTTAGAACCATACCTATCTCTTATCTCTTGGCACATTTCATCAGTATTACTTGAATAAATAATGATTTCATCTACTGCATATATCTTATCTTTTTCTATTTGCGTTACACAAGCTGACATTGGGTCAACGTTAAAGTCCATTCCTATATGTAAAGGTTTTTCCCAATCTATTTTACGTTCTATAACAGACTCAACAGGGTGAAAGTTATAATAAACACTACCAGCATAATTTTCAAATGTACCCTCAAACTCTTGTCTAAATGTTCTAATATCTATGTCTTGTTTAGCTTGTTCTATTTCTTCTTTAGAAACCATACCACCTTGAACAGTAGTATATTGATAGCTTCCCCAATGATCGTCTTGCTTACCTTTAAGATACATCTCATAACTCCAATTACCATAACCTTTAGGTGTTCCACACATTAAAACATCTCCAAGTGTATCAGATACAGATGCTCTTAATACTTCAAACCAAGTTCTTTTATCTATGTCTGCAAACTCATCTAATATTAAAAAGTTTAATCCTGTACCTCTAAGTGCATCATAATTATCAGCACCCTTTAATGAGATAACACTATTAGTTTTTCTTATCCTAATAGACATTGTTGTTTCGTTAATATCCTCAATCCAATTAAATTGATTAAGCATTTCTTTAAGATTCGACCAAGCTATCTCTTTAGCCATCTTAAATGTTGGTGCTACATACCATATTTTTTGATTTGGCTTAGATGCGTATTTCATCATCTCCGTTATGCAAAGATATGTTTTACCAAATCTTCTACCTGATATTAAAACTCTAAATCTTTTCTTACACGAACTAACTTCGTATTGTGGCTTAGTTAGTTTAATTTTCATATTAGCTAGTTGCTGATTCCTCACATTTAAAATTGACCATAATTTTGCCTTTATTAACTTCTCCTAAACCTAGTGCTTGGTTTATCGTAAGTGCATTTAAATATCCAGCAGTAGAGCAATCGTAATAACTATCATATGGTACATAATTAGGCATTGGTTCAGAACATTGTTGATAAACAGCCGAGCATATTTGTAACACTAACATAAATTTCATGAGCTATTTACTCATTGATATTATTTTTAAAATCTTTTTAGAACCCATATATATTTCTGTTTCTGCTTTTATTTTATTACAAGAAAATCTAACTGATTGAGGATTAACTTCTCTTTCAGCTATACGTTTAGATTTAAGACAAGCTGACATCTTTTCTTTATAAGTGTGTTCAACTATATCTCCGTTTAAATACATTAGAAGTCCTACAACAATTTCGATCATTTATAACTCCCATTTGCTCTAACTTTATCTTTTAGTGTTTCTAATTGATTTGTCATTTTATCTACATCTTTGATAAGTCTATCAATATTTACTTTATTATTCATCATAGCATCTACTCTTTCTGTTATCTTTTCTAATTCAACTAAGTTTGACTCGATAAGTAGATATTGTTCGCTATCTGCTGGAAGTGATCCCATTTCTCCACGTGGCCATTTTATTCTAAATTCTGTATTTTCATTTACATCTGAAATCATTAACTTACCATTTGTTTCAATAGTATTAAGTCTTTCAATAATTCCAAAGTATGCCCAAACTGCTACTGCAACTGCTACAATAATAGAAATTAAATTTCTTAATGGCAGTTGAATATTTGTGTTATCGCTTACTTTCATTAGTTCTCCTCAAATATAGGTCTATCAGGATTTTCTGATTTCCATTTATCTTTTAACACAATCCAATAACTTATACTATTATCTCTTTCTTCAAAATCACTAACTTTCATTACTCCTAATTCTAAACAAGCACCAATAAGTTCTGCAAATGCCGGTGGTGGTGGGGTTATTCTTGGAACACTTCTACAAGATTTAATTAGTTCCATTTGAGTCTTTAGTTTTAATTGTTTCTCTTGTTCTGCAATAAACTCATCACTACAAGCAGTTCCTAAAGATTTTCGGTATCTCATACCCACTCTATTTTCAATCCACTCGTCTGATGTTCCTGTCTTATAATCTCTTTGCGTATAATCGTTATATGCTTCCCAACTACCTTGATTACAAGTGTTAGTTCCGTTGTTTAAATATTCATTTCTTGCTTGTGCTGATGTTACTACAAACAAAAAGAATAATATCCAAAATACATTACCTGTTAAGGTCTTTAATATCGTATTCATGTTGCCTTACCTGATCGCTTAATTGTTGAAAGATATTTTCTGCCATATCCCACGTTGCTTCTGCTCTTGCTAATCTGTTTTTTAAATCATTCATTATTTCTTTTTGCATATCAATATCTCTAGTAACATTTACAAGTAGTTCTTTATTAACCTGTATAGTATCTGTCATAGTTAAAACGTATCTAACTGATGTAAATGTTCCAGCTAGTATTGCACCTATAACAGGTATGATTACAATATTCTTTTTTAAATACTCTAATTTACTTTTTGGTTTCTTATTCATATCCTTTTAATATCCACTTTATAATCGTTCTAATGTATTTTTTAATCTTTTTCATAATCTAAATCCTTTTTTCCAACTTTGTATTGCCCAATATGCTGGAGATAAACTTTTCTGTCCTCTTACTTTTGCCAATATTGGTCTAAATCTTGCCATAAAGCTTTTACGTCTAACATCATCACTTCTGCCAATACTCATACCTTTAGCACCAAAGTTCACTTTTTGTACTCTACCTGTTCTAGTATTCTTAACAAATACTTTGAACTTCTTTACATCACCTCTACTAGGTTTATTGAGTCTAACTGTTCTTCCTTTGTATTTTGCCATAAACACGTTTTATCACAAAAGTTTTAAGGATTAAACTTTATATATTGTATATTTTAAAGTTAGTTCTTCGTCTTGCTTAATCTCTTTTAAAGTGTGTAAATAAGACTTATTAGCAACATCTATTCTCACACAATTAGGATTATCTTTATGATTAATGAATCCACCTAACGGAAGTCTAATAATCTCATCACTAATTATTATATGAGTAACACCTAATTGAGTACCGGCTTTAATATCTTGTGTAGCAAATAAACCTAACCCCTCTATGCCACTAGCTTTGATTGTTAAAGATTCCGGTAAAGGTCTATAAGTCATCTTGGTTCTTCTCCACCACAAATATAACCTATAACTTTCTTGTCTTTATAAAGGTGATATTCGTGATTACTAAATAGTGTTCTTTTCTTATTTTCTTTTACTTTTACGTTACTATGAAACCAACTGCTACAAGACTCATTAATTTCAAATCTATCTAATTTAATATCTCCACCAAATGTAAGATACATTAGTGTAATCATTATAGGTTTCATTATCTTTTAAAATGTCTTTTTCGCCACTTATTACAAACATAAGTATCTTTAACACCTTTAGTTTTCCA